AGTTCTTCTTGTTGCTGACGCATTAATTCTTCTTGTTGTCTGCGTAATAGTTCTTCCTGTTGTCTGCGTTGTTGTTCTTCTTGTTGTCTGCGTAATAGTTCTTCCTGTTGCTGACGCATTAATTCTTCCTGTTGTTTGCGTTGTTGTTCTTCTTGTTGTATTCGTTGTTGTTCTTCTTGTTGCTGACGCATTAATTCTTCCTGTTGTTTGCGTTGTTGTTCTTCTTGTTGCTGACGCATTAATTCTTCCTGGTGTTTGCGTTGTTGTTCTTCTTTTTGTCTGCGTTGGAGTTCTTCCTGTTGCTGGCGCATTAATTCTTCCTGTTGTTTGCGTTGGAGTTCTTCTTGTTGCTGACGCATTAATTCTTCTTCTTGTTTGCGTTGGAGTTCTTCTTGTTGTCGTAGTCTCTCAAAATATTGTTTAATTTGATTTTCAAAATTGATATTTGGATTTATACAATGACGAAATGTTCTTGCATGTGTTAATGCTTCTTCATACGAAAGTAATTTAGACTTCATTAAAAATGCAACCACAATTGCTCCTGAACGAGACATACCAGCTTGACAATGAACTAAAATTTTACCATTATTTTTAATAGTTTCTTCAATAATATTTAAACATCTTTCCAAAATTCCAGAATTAGTAATATCAGCGTGAATTGTATCAGTAAAACGTTCGTTAAAATATTGTAATTTAATTAAATCTGAATTCTCAAAAGAATTTTTAGTTTCAGTTGAAACATTTAATATATGTGTAATATTATTATTTTTCAAAGCTTCTAAATTCTTTGATGCACCCTCAGAACCTATCCAAACATTTGGAAATACTTCTTGCATATTTGGATTATGATACATAAAAATTCCAATATTAACTATTTTCTTTTCTGTTTGTTTTAACATTTCATTTACATGTTTAATTTTGTCAGCAATGATAGTATTATTTGGTTCTCTGTTCAAAAGAAAATTATATGCATTTAATGCTTCATACCATAATGAATTCATTTCGCATATTTTAGCTAATAATACTTTAGTTTCAATTGTTGTTAAAATTTTATCAGCCATTTGAATAGCAAATAAAGCTTTAGGTATATTTTGAATATTAACATACAATTCTGCTAATCTTATCCAACCTTCGTGATGTGTCGGATTATATATTAATGCAATTTTAATTTGTTTAATTTTTTGTTGAGCTGTAAGATTACTATTAATAGTTTTTTTACAAAGAACTTGTGTTAAATTAATTTTAATTTCATTAGATTGTGGTACAACTGTTAGAAGTTCTTGAAAAATAGAAATAGCTGCATCATAATTTTGTAAATAATAATATGCTAGTCCTAGTGAATTTAAATCTTCAACTAAAATTGGATCATGAGTAATAAGTTGATTGTAGTATTCAATCGCTTTCTTATAGTTTTCAGTTTTCATAAAGTCTATTGCTTCTTCACGCGTAAATTCCATTTATTAATCTATTGTATAATAAGATTAATATGTCATAATTTGAACGTAACAAAAAAAAAATATTTTTTTATATTATTTACTGTTTGGATGGTGAAAATGGTTGCATTTCTTCTTCGGGACAAATTCTGGTTGATGGTAGAACATATCCAGGATCAGTGCGACGAGGAATATTTTGATTGAGAATGGAACAGCATTCAGGAGCAAGAACAACTGGTGCTTTTGGTTCCATTGTGCTCATACAAGAACCTGACATTGTGCATGTTGGGTTGTATTTATACATACCACATTTGGATGCTGGACGTGTTTGATTTCTTAGTTCTGATTCAACATCAACTAGATCATAAGGATGCCAGAATTTATCATGACGGCATTTACCACAGTTTTCATTCTTTCCCATATATAATTGGTATTGTAGTGGTTGTGTGCTTGAATGTACCCATTGAGCATATGAACAGTTGTCGTATATTGACCGATTGGAACCTCCTTGATTCATCTTAATTATAATATTAACAAATATATTTTTTATTATTTTTATAAATCAAAATTTATTAATCTTATACAAATAAATTCTTGAATATTTTCATTAAAAATTAAAATAATAAAAAAATTATTGAAGTATTTCTCTTTTTTTTTCTTGATGATTTTCTAAACGGCATGAAATTCCTCCTCTTGGAAAAGGTAAAACAACATGATCTTCTTTTTGTTTATCTTTATCAACGTAATCAAAATAATGTTCAAATGCATCATTATATCCGTAGGATTTTTTTGTATGATTAGGAGTTCCCAACATTAAATCATTTAAAATATCAGTATCCATCTTTTTATCAGCTAAATATTCTTCTCTTATTTGATTAACACATTCACTTGAACTTTTTTCTTTATAGACTCTACTTGATTTATTTTTGTGTATATATCTTGATAAAAATACAGGAACTTCTGTTTTTTTATTTAAATAATCCAATACCGGTTCAAAATCCGGATCATGATTCATTTTAATTTTATCAGCTTTTTCAATAGTATCATAATGAATAGGATTTTTGTATTGTATATTTGGTTCTACAACAGGAAATTTTTTTGTTTCTCCTGGTAATTTAACTTCATTAATTATTTTTTTACCCTTTATAGCTTCAAAATTTCTTATTTTAATTAAATCATTTTTTGTTATGGCGAATTCAATTTCTAATGGAATGCAAGGTGTCATTTCTTTGTTTTTATAATATTCTTTCTTCTTGAGATATTCGACTAATCTCGGATCGAACATTCCAATATCAATATAACTCATTATAAAATACAATTATAAAATAATATTTTATAATATCGCGGAAATAAATATAAAAATAAATCTTTAATAAATAAATAATAAATGAGTGATAATACATTATCGACTTCAGGAAATACATTATTGACTTCAGGAGATGCCGAAAAACTACCAAATGAAATTGCTAAAATAGTGTTTAGTTCAGAACCTTCTCCACCAAAAACATTTGATTTATGCTGTCACGAAATACACACTCAAACTGAAATGATTGATATTTTTGAGATTTTTCTAACGATATTAATGGAAGGAATACTGATGAAATATCCTATTACTGCTGAATCAATTAAACATTTAAATCCAGAAACAATTACTAATTTACAACCATGGTTAAATAGTATGGGATTTAATGTTGATGTTGCTGTAGTAAGTCAATCAGATACAGAATTATATGAAGAATATTATTGTAAAGTTATTTTACGGGAAGATCCAGCATGGTCTACTTATTTTGAACTACATGAAAATATTACAGAGGATTACCATTTTATTTTTGGAGGAGAGAGTCCTTACTTTTCCAATGAAGAATGTACATTAGAAAATCTATTTTCTATTTTTGTGTTTCAAAATCGTATTTTTAAATTATCCTTTTCACTAATTTAATTTTTTCATTATTACTAATTTCCATTACAATAAATTTAATTTATGACATATACAAAAAGAATTAAATCATGGAGATAAAATATTATTTTTTTTCTAAATGGTATCAAAATTATTCATAATATATATTATGAATAATAACGATGATGTAAATATTAATTAAACTTTTTTTATATTAACCAAATATATAGTTTATTATGGCAGAAATATTGGGAAGTTTAACAATGTTAGGTTCTGTAATTAATAATAATACACAAACCCAATCAGGACATACAACTCATAAAATGCAATCAAAAATATCTGGAAATATTTATAATTCAAATAATTTACCGAAAGTAAGACAAACAATGCAACATTTAGCTGAACAAAAATATGAACTAGCACGTCATCCAACAAAAACCGGTGTAATTCCAAAATATTACAATAGAAATAAAGAAGCTGATAATGATTCAGCATTTTCAGATGACGCGTCAAACAGTTCTATTGCATCTGAAGGAAAACCATTATATGAAAAAGGAAACGATTTAATTAAAAGAAATCGTGTTGTTGAACATTTTATGGATGCTCCAAAAGTTAGTGATGGTAAAGATTCATTTTTAAATCAATTCACTCCTATGTCATTCAATAATCCAGCTGGTCCAGTAGCATCTAATAAAATCCCAGAACAAGTTGGTAATATTTCCAGATTATCATTAGAAAGAAATTTATGTTTGAAAGATGGATATTCAAATTGTCAACAACAGATGACATATGGAGTTATTCCAGAGAAACAAATGACACATAATAATATGGTTCCCGATTTTCGCCCTAAAAAACAATATGGTGCTAATATTGATAATTACAAACATCTGGATGACGTTAAACAAAGAAAATTAGATTTATTCACTGGAGATTTAAATAATTTACAATACAAACCAAAAACAGAAAGAAAACCTCTATTCAATCCAATGATTGGTTTAACTAATATCTATGGTTCACCTGTTGTTACATCCGAATATGAATCCAGATTTATTCCTGGAAGAGAAAGAAGAAATGAAAAACCATTCCAACAAGTTAAAGTAACACCGGGACTTAATCTTGGTTATAATGAAGTTGGAAAACAAGGTTTCCATGATCCATATCGTACTTTTGCTCCTGATATTGATCAATTACGTGTTTCTAATAAAATCAAAACAACGTATTCACAACCTGTTATTCAAGGAATGAGAGGAGCTAGACAGCCAACAGTTCCTGTTGTTCCAAAGAGAAGACCTGTTACATTTGAAGAATACGGAACAAAACGGATGTTGCCAACATTCAATGCTGAAAATGCAGCACCAACAATTTATGGAGAAGTTAATCCCAAGAATTTAGCAACTATTAATAGAGGAACTGAAGAACGTATTACATACGGACCTGCTCAATTCACATATACTCTTAGTACTCCAGATTCATTACAACCATTGGTGATGGATAGTAGAAAAGAAAATTTTGAATCGGATGGTCCACGTAATACAACAATGATTCAAGCGCAACAAGCCAGAGGATTTAACGAATCGTGGAATGTTCCAATGACACAAAGAATGCAACAAAATCAGTATTTGGGTCCAGCATATCATCAGAATGATAACAAATTCTATGCGTTTAATACTCTTGATAATGTTCCAGATCCAACAATGAGAAACATTCACGAAGATGCTGATAGATATGGTACAGGAGTTGGTCAAAGTCAATATTACAAACCACAAGCATTTGACGAAGCAACCGCAGTACAAGATCCAACAATGAGAAATATTCATGAAGAT